TTTTTTTTATTTTCATAGGTCGAAAGACCAAAGTAGTTTAGCTAATATCTACTCGGCAAATTAATAAGAGCGCCGGAAAATATATAAAGATCAAAATAATAAATCAAACAAAAGAATCAAATGAAATAAAATAAAGATGGGGATAATAAGGTATGTAAAAGATAACTATTAATATATAGAAGATATATAGAGATAGGTATAAGTAAATACATTATTATCGTGATAAAATATCACTATAAGAGTGATGGTTTATCCGGGAAGAATTATTCCCTAAATTCATCGAAGACGGAGAGCATTCGACTGACAATAACGTTATGATCTTGCGCAGTCAAAAGACGACGATCGATACGACTACCGCAATGAATTATTGAGGTAGAAGTAGCGAGGTCGTATTTGATTGTGAAGTTCGAAACGTGGATGACATGAGAAGGATCTTCTTCGATTTTAAATTTAGCGAATAGTTCACCTAAAACATTGTCAATGGCGTCGCTCTTCCTTCGGAACAGTGGCGAAGTGATACAATGTCCATTTTTGTTGACAAAAGCAGACCATTTATCACTGCTAAATTTAACAGTTGGAAAGTCGGTTGGTTTGAGTGAACCGGCCTGCACGAACTGGTTAAATTTAGCACGATTGTTCGCCATTGTTGAAGAAAGAGAAGAACCATTGTATAATGCTTTATTAATTGCTTTTAGTCCTCTGGTCGGAGGCGAGCAAAAGCACAAGTGGTAACTTCGGTTTCAACGAGGTCACAATTGATTGGGCCAAAGCCCAAGGGGTCATATTCACAAACATCTCCGTCGAATTGGACCATATCGAATGATGGACAATTCAAATTGTACTCAGTGGCAGCGATAACCTCATTAACTTTAACGGCGAAATCAAAAGCCTGTATGGCTTCTAGAATATCAGTTTGAGTTTTATCTAATTTAAGGATATTATCTCTAACTTCTTCTTGATACTCTTCTATTTTGGCATTGGATTCTGCAATGCCTGATGTGTGTTGAGAAATTTGGGTAGCAGTATTATTGATCTTGGTCTGGATATCAAGTTGATAAAACTGTTGGTCGTAAATTGAAGTAAGGTTTTCACTTATATAAACTAAATGCTCATTGAGAAGATCGCTGGTAGCATTCTGAGTGTAACTGATGGTATCAAGCCTTCCTGAAGATTTAATAGAATTCTCTTCAATGACGGAAAGAATTGAGAGAGATTCAGTGAAGTGAGAGTTGATATCATCTAAGAATTCAGTCTGGCTTAGAGTCTGTTGGCGAATAACATCAGTGTCATTAACCGACAAAACCAGCAGATCGACTTGATCAGCATTGGCAGCAAGTATGGAACGAGTGTCTTTAATGAGGGTTGAGAGGAGAGAATTTTGGCCTTCAACAACCTCTAGCATATAATCTAAACTTTGATTGATGCTTTTGGTGTTGGCTTGGGTTTCAAAAGAATTCTCTTGAATGGTGGAAAGAATCGAAATAGAATCCACAAAATGGGAATTAATGTCATCAAGCGAATTAGTCTGGTTAATGTTCTGCTGAAGAATGACATCAGTATCGTTTACTGATAAAGTTAGTAACTCGACCTGATCAACGTTGGCAGAAAGTAGAGATTTGGTGTCCTTAAGGAGGGCCGCGAGAAGGTAATTCTGTCCTTCAACGGCTTCTAAAATGTAATCTAAACTTTGATTAACGCTATATGTGTTAGCTTGGATATCTATAATATAAGGGGTTATATAAGTTAAATAAGCCGATAAGGCAATCACGAACGAAGAAAAAGCTACACTTAACGCTAATACATTAGTAGAGGTATTGGATACATCAGTGGTTAATTTCTTGGCCTCGGCATTGTATACGAAAGGATACTGCCGTGGTGTGTGAACCATCTTGAAATTAAGCAAAGTAACTTACCCTAGCAGCAATCGGCATCTTGAGATGAGAGGTATTAATTTCAGTGGCATCACGTAGGCCAATATGTTGCGCTGTTTTGGCAACGAAAGTGGTTGCGGAAACACGCTTAAGTTTAAGCTTGTTGGGACGTTCGATGAAAGTGCGCTCAACGCCACCCCTTTTGGCCAACACGGCAAAGGGGACACGTTGGGCGAGCTGCACCGTAATGTCAGAGGGCAAATAGACGTCTGGGAGCTTGAATTTAATTTCATCTTTATCGGCAGAAAGGATCCTGAGGGCGAGTTGATCGTTCACAAGAGTAGTTGAGCCATTAAAGGTTGTTTTATAATACTGATAGGTGGCTGCAAGAGTAAATGATGCACGAATGAGGTCGCCAGTGGCGGGAACGTCACGGACGATAATAGCGATGCCACCAAAACTAGTGAAGCGGGGATCACCGCTTGCTTTGCAGTAAGCGACTCCCTCAGTCTTAATGGGAAAATCGGTGCTATCGCGAGGGCGATGGCAGAAAGAACCGCTCTGCCTAATGATGGAGGAGAAATTTTCTGCAGTGTCAGAGCCAAAAGTTAGATTAGTAGGATCAGGAATGTAGGCAATTTGAACGGCTCCAGAGGAAGTTCCAAACGGTGCAACCGACTGGATATTCATATGAAGATCATTTATAGCATAGCGTTCGTGAAGATTAGCCAATTCTACAGTCTGTGGTTCAATAGCATTATCGAGCGGGATGACGGAGACGACCTGGCCAACAGTGGCGGTGTCGTCAACGCTGAAAGAAAGTGCATAACGCACATTGTAAACTGAGCCGGCGTTTTCGGTACCAAAATTTGTGGAATATTCTTGAGTGCTGAAGTCGCTAACAACGGGGTTTGTCTTTTGAGTCAAATCCATGATGACGATTGTCTAAGATGTATTTATTCTGGAATGAAGTAAAAGTGGCTATCCATGAAGGAAAACTGGGTGGCGATTTCAACGCCTTCTTCAAAGTTGTAATCTGCCATCTGCAGCTGAGTAGCTTCAAAGTTCAGGATGCGACCTGCAACGTCGTTAGTAACATGAAATTTAGAGAGTACGCCAGAAAATGGCATGCCATTGGGTAGCGTGAGGTTATAGTTCATGGATTGAAGGGCAAAGTAAGTGCCACGGTGGTAGTCTTCGTTGACTGTGTATGTGGCTAAAGGTTGCAGGAATCTGTTACTGGACTTATAAAGGATCTCCTTGGTCTTAGGGAAGTCCAACTGGATGGTAGAACCTTCAGATGGTGCGGTCTTACGACGAGTCTGGCAGAAATAATTTATCTTTGCGGTCAGAGTAAGTTCGTAGGCGAATTTCTTATTGTCGGGTGAATAAACGCCAATGGCAATGACGCCCGGAGAGGTGAAGCGGAGATCTGAGTCAGATGCTTGTAAGGTGTAGAATTTAGAATCTGCAATGGGCATCATCCAGCTAGCTTTATGGCCTGAAGAAAAGATTTTCTGGTTAGAATACCTGGGATTATACTTATTAACGGCGAGCCCAATTTCTGTTGTTGATTCGATAGGGGGCAGAGGCTCGCAGTACGGGTCAGAAACGAAATTGACGAAGATAGAAGCATCACTGCGAAGCCAATTATCTACTGGGTTGAAATCAACTTGGAAGGAATCAACCGAGAATGCTTCAAATTTAGTAAACATGATACTATTATTCTCCAGCAGATCGTGCATATCATAAGAAGAATTGAGCGCTAGAGTGCCATCATTTCCGGAATTTTCCCAAAGGTCCGGGTAATGGAATGCCTTCGTGACGATGAAGGTGGGACTGTTGCCAGTAGCAAATTTAGGAATTGGTGAAATGTTAGCGGAAGTGACGACACCGTTCGAATAATGGAAATACCATTGGTATTCCACCTGAAAGGGATCGTTACCATCACTGCCGCTACCAACCACGTAGAGTTTACCATGGTAATCACCATCACGAATATTCAAGTCGATGGTAATGCGGTTGCCACTGGTATAGGCGCCAACACTGGTGCCAAACTCGGTTATGATTTCCTGTGCAGCCCATGGTGAAGTGTCTAGCATATGGGTGCCACCTGTGGCGTTGCCGCCAGCTTCGTCCCAATACTTTTGGCATTCTTTGATGTAACCTGTTGTTTCGGAATAAGTGGGTGATTTTAATTTAAATGGTATCTTAAGTAGCTCAGTTGAGGCAACCTTATAACTATCATAACGGTCAGTACCTGTTGAGCGGAAACGAGGACGAACAGCCAATGAATGAGACTCACGCTTCGCGGGTGGGGCAACGATTGGTTCGGCATCGTGCACAGGCGCGATAGGCTTAGTTTCAGCAGGGGTATCTGCTCCAGGTAATTCCTCCATGATTGCTTGTAATTTTATTAATTCGTAGGATTAAGTTGGACAGCAGAGCTGTCCCTAAATAAATGGGGTGGAAGTTGAAGGCAGCAATGCTGTCCCCAACTAAAGGTTTAAATATGTTTTAAAATTAAATATAATAATAACTTAACTATATACAACTAAGATATGTATTTCTATGTTTTGAATCCATCGAAATGGAAAACTGTGTTGACTTTAGTAACTAAAACGTTACGAGTTTTGCGCACTCTGGGCATGAATGCGTCTGTGTTGGTTGAAAAGTCAACTAGATATGCCCACATCAATTCAATTTCTCCGAGATTGAAGCCGAGATCGGCGTAATGGTTCAAATTGGCAAGGTTCTGCTTCCTGACGTGCGAGGCCTCGTTTGTCATAGATATGAGGTCTTTCATTGCCAGTCTGAGTTGTTCGCGCCTTCCTTCATCTTCCATCGTCTTGGAGAGGGATTTCGCCGCAATCCGCGGTATGTCAAGGTGCATGTCATTAGCATCAATTATGAAGCCTATGAACTCTCCTGAGTCGCCTTCCTTAATTTTGAGGCGGTGGTAGAAGTCTGGCGTTTTGCGCACATTACTGGCGCGAACCATGCAATCATCGCCTTGGACGAGGGCGACGACCAAGTCGTCAAAGTCAAAGGAAAGTCCGAAGAGGCAGAGAGCGTGCACAGAATTTGAAAATATGGTGTCGCTGCGTCCTGACTGGAACATGCCGGAAACATTGGCAGTGGAATGCCTACTTTTGGCCAGCCAGTATTCATTTGGGGCTTCAAGGGCTGTGATGATCTTGTCCGGGACGCCGCACTTTTGGTAAAGTTTACGCATCAGTCTGTTAATGGCTTTACCCTTGCTGGTATCTTGCTCGGAAACGTCAGCACTGGTAAAAGTGGAGTGGTGGTTCTTGTAAGTTGCTTTCTCATAACGCCTCCTTATTTTCCGACGGAGGACGTGAGGAGGGTAACCATAGCCAAGGTAAACGCCTGGCTTGGAGTTGCGAGAAAAACACTTCTCCACCCAGGTGATGTATGCTGCAGTGAGGTGGTTGACTTCTTTGGGCTGTGCCGAAATAGGTTGGCCGCCTTTTATGTAAACGTCGCCAGCATCTGTCTGTTTGGCGTTGAGCCAACTATCGTCACCAACCTTAGATTTGATCTGCTGTTTGTTGAAGCATTTTATAGCGCTGGTGCTAGCAAAATTAAGCCCGTAATATTCCATGTCGGGTTGCCTTTCTTTAACAGAGGCTCGGACCAAGGATTCCCCTTGGCAAGTTGACAGTTCTGCTTCTGTAGGCGGGCGGAGTTCATCCAACTCCACGAATTTTTCTAGCCCGCTCCACAGGGATTTTGTCATCTCCCTGCTTTGTAAATTATGTGGGTCTTTGACTGAACAGCCGTAACGTTCAATGGCCGTTGCTATGGTGTGGTTCGCCGAATTCATCTGCCTAGTGCCAAAACTCTTTGCCAACTGCGCGACAACCGTTTTACCGGGTGCTTCCTGGATGAGGGGTTCATGAGTCTTAATCTTGATCCTCCTACCTGGTTGCGGCTCCCTATGTTGATTGACGGAAACGACTGCGTTCGAATCCACAAAATTGGACTGGTTACGCAGATGAGAGGATAACACATTGCTAATGACTGTTGGGTCGTTGAAGTTCATTATCTCATTCTTCGTTCCGGAAAGGTCATTGGCTTCCACTTCTGGTACGTGGACGCCGTTACTATCGATTTCGATGTGCTCAAGATTTGCATGAACCGCCAAATTGTCCATTGGCTGTATCTCCGAAGCCATCAGGTGGGCGTTGACGCAGTATTCGAGGGGCACTTTAAAGGAAACTTCAGTGCCCTCTATCTCTGCCGTGTACTTGCCTTCCCGTGTTCTCTTGCTGATGAGCTCGCCGGTGGCTGATTTTATCCTACGAGCTTCAAGGTTAGATCGTATGGAGTAGTTTGGGACTGAAGAAGGTCCTTGCAAGGTGTTGAAGGTCAAACGGGCGCCTATTATCTTACAGCCGCATTGTTTCTTGTCAACGCCGAGGATGCTTGCCATCCTCTTGTACCCGCAATAGATGTGTAATTCACGGGTGTGTCGAGTGATACTCACCAAACGTTGTCCTTTGGCGTTCTTTATGAGCTGGCTTGCGCTAGAGCTGACGTAGAGGGCGAAGGTCTTGGAGCGCAATCCCTGAACGCTGGCAACGGTGGGATATTTGCT